ACGCCTGTTGGATTTTTCCATCGTTCAAGTTCCATAGAGGAAACTACGTTGCCAGATGCTCCAAGCGAACGAGTTTCCCAATCACGTGGGCCGAGAATACCAATAACGGTTACGTCTTGGTCTACCCATTCGACGACATCCCAAAGTTCTTCGCCTGATGCTTGCGCTGCGCCTACCCATCCTCGTACTTGCGGGTAATGATGACGAAGCCACGAAACGCTCTTGGCATAAACAAACGCACAGTTGTTTGGTGCTGTGAGATCTTCTGGAGCTTTTGGTTCTGGGTATGAAGAAAGCGGATCTCGTAGTTCTAAACGTGGCAGATTAGTTTCAAAGTCTGGTACGACAATGAATGATGCTGTTGCATATCCGGCAAGGTGACGCATGGCACGTCGCATATGGAGTTTGGTTTTTGAATGGTGGTGGCTTGCGCCGAGAATCTTGCGACGGATTGCAGCATATTGACGTGACCGTACGCCTTCTTCTTTAGTTGGGTCAATCGCAGGAGAGTTCATGTAAGGCATAACTGACGCAGCCCTCATGCCAACAAAGTCAATTGCTTCAGCAATCAATGCTGGAGTAGTAGGTGGTAATACCTCAGAGTCAATTTCCGAAACATACGGAACTACCCAGTCAGCGTTATAACGGCGACGCACTTCAATCATTTTGTCAAGCAACTCGCCATTATTCATCTGACGATTGCGGACAATAGTTACAATGTCATCCCAAGAAATCATAATGCTCCAATCGGCACAATTAAGCCCGTGTAAGTTGGGCGATACGGCATACCTGAAAAACTAAACTGCGACGGATCAATATGATCTGATCCTCTACGCTCACGCCACAAAATCCAAGCAAACCATAAAGTCATAAGCCGGTCTTGCCGTAAACGCGCCCCCTTGACGTGCGGTCGCCACCGCTTCATCTGGTTAATTAATTCGTCAATTATATATCGTGTATGAGTATCTTCTGCGTATGGTAAATCAATCAAACCTAAACGGCAATCACGTGCCATAGACGCAATACCGATTTCTTGATCGTACTTATTGTCATTAGTCAAATGCGAACGGATAGCGAAACCGTATCGGTCCTGCATCTGCAACAACTGTCGGTCCGATGAAAGACCTTTCTGGAAAGCGTTTGCTTCGATAATCACATCTGTTACGGGGATGCCGTCACCAAGAATACGTACAATCATTTCTTCTAAACGAGCAAACACTTCCTCATACGAAGTCAGTTTCTCGTCGTCAAAAATATCTACAACACACAGTTTGCCTTCTTTGACAACAAGACCCATAACAACATTGTGTCCACCAAGAGCCGGATCTAAAGACACATATCCGGCTGAACCATCAGCCCTGTCACGAATCATTCGGTTTGGGTTAACCATCGCTTCGATATGTTTGTCGCTAAAAGTGCGGTCGCCTGCAACCATAGGGTTCTGCATATAGTTACGCGCCCAAGCTTCCTCACCAACTTTGGTGCGAATACGTTCAAGCATTTCCATTGTGTACCCTGCACCAGTCTCAGGGTTATGAGGCCACAATGGTTCGTATTCGTTAGTTAATTCGTTGAATACAACAGCGGGCAGTTTGATTACTCGCAAAATGTCTGGACCAAACTCATCCATTAAAACTTCGTAGAAATCGTTTTCGCCTACACGCGTACCGTTAATAGTGGTTCGGCCACGTTCGCCCGGTCGGGATAACCAATCCTGTCGAAACACCTGAACAATTTTTCCGGTTTGACCGTAGTTTTTTAATGACGTTACGTCGTCAACGTGAAGGTGGTCGGTACGAGTACCAGCAATAGCAGAACCAATACCCAACCCCACCATCGAATAATCACGTTCGTCATACGCTTTCTTTTTGAAGATAGAGAAATAATCTGCCTGCCAAGCCTGCGCAACCTTTGCACCAGCCTGCGGTTCAAACGGACCCCACTTAGCAACATACTCACGGTACGGACCACCCGGAGACATACGTGCCTTAACACGCTGCAAAATTTTCCGAGACATCGCTTGGCCTTCAGACGCAACAGTAAAACGAAAATCTGGTGTCACAGCCAACTTGTAAGATGCATAGTCCTCAAACAACGTCGTTTTGCCATGCTCCGGCGGCCACAAAATCATTGTGATATTGCCCGGAGGCGTATGTTCATAAGCGTGAATAGCTTTTAAGTGGAACCACGGACTATCCATTCCGAAATACTTTTTTCGGAACTCGGCAAAACTTGATTCCCACTTTTTCGTTTTAGGAGCGTTCTCGGTGTCCAACCGAAGTTCGTCAACGCGGTGTGCAAAATCAGGATAACGCTCACGCCAACGACTGTAAGTACCACGGTTAATCCCAGCAGCGGCGCAAGCAACATCCAACGAACGCTCGGATTCGTACGATTCCATAAACGCCTGTCGGCGGGATAGCGCACTAGCTGCCCGTTTCGCATTGATCTTGGAGAACTTAACCTCATCAGCCACCGCGACCTACATTATTTCTTAGCTTTGCCCTTAACCTTTTTCAGATTAGGGTTCTTACGTTTAGCGGCAGCAGAAGCCTTACGAGAAGACGAAGCCAAAATTGCACCCGCAGCCTGCATCGAAACATTCTGCTTACGAGCAATCTTTTTCTGCACAGCCTTGAAACCCGGATGTTTCTTAGCAGCCATCACTTGCCCTTCTTCTTTGCAGACTTTTTCTTCGCAGCATTACGAGCAGAAATAGCCTTAGCCTTTTTACGAGCATCAGCCTTCGACGATGCACCCCAAGCCTGCAACGATTTTAATAGACGAGTCGGCTGACCTTTAGAATCCCGTTCAGGACCGGGCATATTACCCATACGCGCCAAAAACGAAGCACGCCGAGGATTATCACCAGACTTCACCGGAGCTTTCAACGTGCCACCAGTCTGCGCTTTATACGAAGCACGACCTTTAGCGTTCAAACCACCAGCAGGATTCTTACCTTCTTTGCGTTGCCACGCAGGACTCTTAGCCACGTTTCTTCGCTTTCTTGGCAACAGCCATATTGTCAACCAAATTAGGGTACGGTCGGCCCGCAGCCTTCGCACGTTTCTTCGCAGCAGCCTTCTGAGCAGACGTGAGTTTCTTTCCCGTTTTCTTCTTCGGGTTCGGTTTGTTCCACGGAGCTTTCGCCATGACTATCCAACACGAATGGAGCCTTCAACAGTAGCAGAGGTCGAAAAATAGACACCATTCGACGCACGCACACCGCCGTAGCAATCCTCAACCGAGTAATAAGCATTGACAGATCCCGCCGCAGGAACAGAAACAATATCCAATAACGTGCCAGAAGCCGCCGAAGCATTGTCATAAATCTTGACAAGCGCAGCAGAACCACCAGAGTTATACAGCGTATACCCGTAGTAGTGGCACGAATTGGCACGAACCACCGCCGAAGTGGTCACACCAACCGATGTAACAGATGAACGACTAGCCATAAATACCTTTCTGCAAAGTTACTTGCAACTTAGACAATCGAAGGTTCAGGCTGAGGGGCAACCACAGGGGCATCCCAATCATCCTCATCCTCAACATCGTCAATATACGTGATATGAGTTGAACGCTTTTCAGCAAGATCCGCAAAATTGCCCTGATACAAATACTCGTCATCAAGACGAATACCAGCAGGCGGTTGAGCTTCAGGCGGTTCAGGAGGCATATCCCAACCCATTACATACCCTTCTTCATCGCCTTCTTTTTAACAGCCTTCTTAACAGTCTTCTTGACAGCCTTCTTCTTTGCTGCCTTCTTAGCAGGACCGGCCATACCCATGCCCATGCCCATACCAGCTTTGCTACCGTAAGCCATAGCTTCCTTCCCGCGTCTGAATAGTCACAAACGCAACTGAATAATAATAACGCATATCACACAAAAAGCAAGGTATCTATTTCACGTGAAACAATCCCCAAAACATTTCAACAGTTGATCGCAACGGCGGGGAACACAGACCCATAAACATAAAAAACCAAAACAAAGAAAAAAAGAAATTTTTTTAGAATATCCCCAACCTAAAAGCTAGTTGAGGCGGGGCCGCCCGACCCCACCCCAACCACATCCCATCACACAAACAAAAGTTTGCAGCAGCAACGATGGGGCACCGCTACATAGCGCAAACACAGAATAACAAAAATAACCACCAAACACAAGACACACCCATTGACAAAACCTGCTACACTCATACCACTCCCCGTGCGAGAATAAGCACGGCTCCGACCAGCCATCGGAGAGTCGCCCGTCAGAGGGGCATACATTCATCATCCCAAAAGGCCAGATGATGGGTGGATCAGTGCCACAACTGACGGGTGGGACCGGGCGGGGTCTACACAAAAACAAAAAACCCTACCCCAACAAACACCAAACCCCAACACCGCACAGCAACCACAAACCGCCTGTTGTCAACACGAAAACAAACATGCATTACACTCACATTAATGACCCCCCCTGCTGGCACATGACCCCTATAGGGGGGACCAGCCGGTGACACCAACAATAGGCTGCTCGGCTACCCCTGCGGGGCGACCTCACAACCTACGGTTAGGGCGGCACACCCACACCAACCAATCCACCGCCCGCCCCTAACCGCAACAAAAAGCGTGAACCAAAACAAAACACCCCTCAACACGCAAAATCTTCCACCCACACCCAACCAACGCACACCATTTGCTTGTTTAGGGTTTTTGCTGGGCTTTTGGTGTCGTCGTTTGTGTGGTCGCGGTTGTGTCTGTTGTGGCAGGGGCCGCTGCCCCCGTACACCCCCGCACCTATGTCGCTCTATTCGCCTTGTTAGTTCACTTGTCTAAGTTTTTCCTTTTTGGGTAGGGCCTTCGGCCACGTTATGTAAGTCCTGATTGGAGGAATTATGGATAATTACAATGTTGTTGTTGATTGTTGTTGTGTTTGTGGTGACGATTATGTGGTTCAGAAGGTCAAGATTGGTATTTGTGGTGGTTGTTGGCGCCACGCTTTGCGAGAGAAGTATGTGGGGCGGGTTGAGTCTGCGCTGCTTGAGTTTTTTCCGTGGGTTGGCGAAGAGTTGTAGGTTGGTGTTGCGGTTGTTGTTTGTGCGCCGTCGTAGGTTTGTAACTGCTTCGGTGTGGGGCGTTTGTGTTTTGTGGCTTGCGGTTATGTTTTCTGGCCCATTGAGGGCCATCAAACATACGTCTCCACACTGGCACGCCTTTTGCTGTCAAGAGCAACCTCGCCCCTAAGTTCGTTCCTCACTAAGGGTCGGCGGTATTGTTGTAGTTGTTGAAATCGTTCAATCGTTGGCTTTTGGATCGTCTTGCTTAGGTATCTTGACAGCGGCGTGCCTGTGTGGGGGTTGCGAGCAACCCCGCCGGAGGCGGGCGTTGTCAATTTTTTTGACGGCCCCACCTGGTAGCACCTTGACAACGGAATAGAACTGATTTCAGTTCATTTGGTCTCGTCTGCGTAAATCGCGCAGGCGTTCGCGTGTTTCACGTGAAACACTCACACATGAAAGAGAGAAAGAATATGAACTCAGCATTTGAGAACCTTGCGCCCGCGCAAATGTACGACGAGCGCCGGATCGGGGCAGTCATGGCCAAAATGGCTTGGATTAACCCTTTCGACCCTGAAGAGTTAGTGAACGACCGTACCGGTGCTTTCACTCGACCCGTACCGGCGGGCATTATGTTCGCCGCCCGTACTAAAAATCCGGA